ACATTAGTTAAAAGTGTTGGGGGTGTCTTGGACAATTTAACAACTTCAAAAGAAGAGAAGTTAGCAGCAGAGCAAAAGATACAAGAGCTTATAGCAAAATATGAAACAGATATGGAGGCTAACATAACAGACCGTTGGAAATCTGATATGAACTCGGACTCTTGGTTAAGTAAGAATGTAAGACCTATGGTATTGATATTTTTAGTAATATGTACGGTACTAATGATATTCATTGATGCAGGTGCAGTATCATTTAATGTGGAAGAAAAGTGGACAGATTTACTGCAGTTAGTTTTAATGACAACTATTGGTGCATATTTTGGTGGTAGATCACTAGAAAAACGTATCAAAAAATAACGCAACTTTTATATACATATATATTTATATATAGGTTATGGCAAATAAAACAATAAAACAAGCTTTAGTTGATGAGTATATCAAGTGCTCACAAGACCCTGTGTACTTTATGAAGAAGTACTGCTTTATCCAGCACCCTCAGCGAGGTAAGATAAAGTTCGATTTATTCAAATTCCAGGAAGATTCTTTAGTAGACTTCAAAGATCACAGATTTAATGTAATATTAAAATCCAGACAGATGGGTATATCAACCTTGACAGCTGGATTTTCTGTATGGAACATGGTTTTCAGAGAAGACTTTAATGTATTAGTTATTGCTATAAAACAAGACACTGCAAAGAATCTTATTACTAAGGTTAGGGTAATGCACGACTTGCTACCTTCATGGCTAAGAGTTGGATCTGAAGAAGATAACAGACTTTCACTTAGACTTAAAAACGGATCACAGATAAAAGCAGTATCATCTGCTCCTGATGCTGCAAGATCTGAAGCACTTTCCCTGTTAGTTATTGATGAGGCTGCCTTTATAGATAAGGTTGAAGAGATATGGACTTCAGCACAGCAAACATTAGCAACTGGTGGTTCTGCAATCTTACTTTCAACACCAAATGGTACAGGAAACTTATTCCACAAGATATGGACTCAGGCTGAGAGAGGAGAAGGTCAGTTTAATCCTATAAAATTACACTGGACAGAGCATCCTGATAGAGATCAAGAGTGGAGAGATTTGCAAGACGAATTACTTGGACCTAAAATGGCAGCACAGGAATGTGACTGTGACTTTATTACTTCTGGTAATTCAGTTGTTTCTGCAGAACTTCTTACTTGGTATATGGACAATCTTGTTGTAGAGCCAATCGAAAAGAGAGGTGTAGAAGACGAGCTGTGGATATGGAACTATGCAGATTATAATAGATCATATATGGTTGTTGCCGATGTTGCCAGAGGTGACGGTAGTGACTACTCTACTTTTCATGTAATAGATATAGAAAAGATGGAACAGGTAGCAGAATATAGAAATCAGATAGGGACGAAAGAGTTCGGAAATCTACTAGTAAATATAGCTACAGAATACAACGAAGCTTTGTTGGTTGTAGAAAATGCAAACATAGGTTGGGCTGCACTACAGCCAGCTATAGATAGAGGGTACAGAAATCTTTATTACACGTACAAACACGAAGGTGTCCACGATGCCACTACTCAGTTAAGTAAAGGATATGACTTAAAGAACCGTGAAAATATGACCCCTGGATTTACTACTTCAACCCGTACAAGGCCTCTTTTGATATCGAAGTTAGATATTTATTTTAGAGAAAAGGCGTGCACTATAAAATCTAAAAGACTGATAGATGAGTTATTTGTTTTCATCTGGAATGGCCATAGAGCTGAAGCTCAGCGAGGATATAATGATGATCTAACAATGGCACTTGCTATCGCGCTATTTGTTAGAGATAATGCAGTCAGATTGGCTACTGAAGGATTGAATATGAACAAGAACGCAATAAACAACATAGTCAACACAAGAGGTGCGTATACAGGAAATAGTTTTCCTGGAACTAACCCTTGGAATATGAAAATTAAAAATGATGACGAAGATTTAACTTGGTTATTATAAGGTTATAAAGGAGAAAAACATGGCAGAAAAAACATTTTTTGGAAGATTACAGACATTGTTTTCAACAGGAACAATTATAAGAAGGACTGACAATGGATTAAAAGTTGCAGACTTAAGCAAAGTGCAAGCAAATCCAAAACTAGCAACAAACAGATTAGTAGACAGATACAACAGAATATATCAAACAGACAGTTACGGTTACAACCAACAGGCTAATTTTCATACACTTAGACTCCAGCTGTATTCTGACTATGAGATTATGGACGAAGATTCTATAATCTCATCTGCTCTAGACATATACTCAGATGAGTCAACTCTTAAAAACGAATTCGGTAATGTACTCGAAATAAATACAGATAATGAAAAAGTGCAGAAGGTGTTAAACAATCTGTTTTATGATGTACTTAATATAGAATTCAACGCTTGGCCGTGGGTAAGAAACATGTGTAAGTATGGTGACTTCTATTTGAAGTTAGATATAACAGAAAAAGTAGGGATAACAAATGCAGTTCCTCTGTCTTCATACGAGATGTTTAGAGAAGAAGGTACTGATCCAAATAATCCTGATATGGTTAAGTTTACTCATGATCCTACAATGGCCGGTCAGCAAGGAGCTTCAAGACAAGGTATGCAGTCGCACTATGAAAACTACGAAATAGCTCACTTTAGAATGCTTAACGATATGAACTTTCTACCTTATGGTAAAGCTATGATCGAACCGGCTAGAAAGACTTGGAAACAATTAACTCTTATGGAAGATGCAATGTTAATTCACAGAATCATGAGAGCACCTGAAAAACGAGTATATAAAATAGATATAGGTAACATCCCACCAAACGAGGTAGACGCATATATGCAGAGAGTTGTTAACCAGATGAAAAAGACTCCTTATATAGATGAGAAGACTGGCCAATATAATCTTAAATTTAATATGTCGAATATGCTTGAAGATGTATACCTTCCTGTAAGAGGCGGTCAATCTGGTACTGAGATAGATACTTTATCAGGAATGGAAAACAATAGCATAGATGATGTGGACTATTTAAAATCAAGAATGTTTGCAGCACTTAAAGTACCTAAGGCTTTCTTAGGCTATGAAGAAGGTGTAGAAGGAAAAGCAACCCTTGCAGCTCAGGATGTCAGGTTTGCAAGAACAATAGAAAGAATACAGAGGATATTTTTATCAGAGCTTACAAAAATTGCAATGGTACATTTATACTCTCAAGGATTTTCAAACGAAGAGATGGTAGAGTTTGAATTAAAACTAACAAACCCTTCATCAATAGCAGAGCAAGAAAAGCTAGAGTTATGGTCAAGCAAGTTAGACTTAGCATCAACTATTAAAGACGGTCAGATGGTATCTGAAGATTGGATATACAAAAATGTATTTAACATGAACGAAGAAGAAGTTAAAGAAGAAAAGCATAACGTAATAGAAGATATAAAACAGAAGTTTAGAAAATCTCAGATAGAAATGGAAGGTAACGATCCTCAAGAATCTGGTGAAGCACTTGGTACTCCTCACACGTTAGCAACTGTAGACGCAGAAGATGATGGAGGTGACAATCTTTCTATGTTCGGAAACGATGAGCCCAACGAGCCAGGTCAGGGTAGACCAGAAGAAAGTACAAAGTATGGATCTCAAGACTCTGCAAGAGGTAGAGATACTATTGGTAGAGAAGAAAGAAAGCGTGATACAAAACTGAAGAACAATAAATCAAACAGAAGATTTGAATCACGGAAGATAAGAGGTTTGTTTGCTGAAAAAAGTAAATATAAATCTGATCTTTTAAACGAAAGCAACATAATGGAAGACGACATATAAATAAGTTTTAGTATATTTATATGATATATAAAGATATACGCGGGAAAGAAAAAAATGAAAGCAAAACATTCTAAATACAAAAACACAGGAATACTATTTGAGCTATTGGTCAGACAGATAACAAGTGATACTATCAATGGAGTTGAAAATTCACCTGCAATATCCATTATCAGAGAATTTTTTAAGAAAAATACTACTCTTAAAAAAGAGCTAGGTTTATACCAAACTCTTTTAAAAGAAAAGTTCAACACCGAAAAGAAAGCTGAGTCTTTCATCACCGCGGTGCTCAACGAAAGAAAGAAACTTTCTGGTGTAGAGCTTAGAAAACACAAATATAATCTGATAAAAGAAGTTAAAAAACACTACAACATAGAAGAGTTCTTCAAAGCTAAAGTAGAAAACTATTCAGAAAACGCTTCTATATTCTGTCTGTTTGAAAACAAAGTAAACCCTTCTCAATCTGTAAGGTTTAGATATAGTCTTATAGAATCCATTACAAATAAGAAAAACAAAGCATCTAGAATAGATGAGACATATCAGATATATTCTAAGCAAGACAAGGATATTAGAATACTTTCTTACAAGATAATGTTAGAAAAATTCAACGATAAGTATGGAACTTTAAGTTCTGGCCAAAAGACTTTGCTAAGAGAATATATAAACAATATATCAAACACAGAAAAACTTAAAACATATTTACATTCAGAAATTACAAAAACATCTTCTGAAGTAAAGAAGCTTTCTGAAAAAGTAAAAGACAAGATTGTTTCTATAAAGCTTAATGAGGTTGCAACTCAACTAAGATTGATCAAGAAGGAAAGAAAAATTAAAGATAAGCATATGCTTTCAGTAATGCGTGCTTATGATTTAGTTAGAGAGGTTAAGAATGTCATTAAGTAAAAAGTTAGATAAAATGTTTGAAGCTGACTTCAAGAAGATCGAAGAAGAAGACTTAGACGAAATGAATACGACAACATCTGGAGGCGGCGAATACGATACAAAATTTGCTTTTGGTAAAAAAACAGATGATAAGACAACAGGGGCTGCAGGTATGAAAAAAGTAAAGGAATCTACGTTTATGAAAATGGCAAAGCTTACGCTTATGAACGAAGTAAATTACAACGAATACAAGAGCGATGATACAGCTACATCTAAACAGAAAGTAAATAGAGCTATAAGAGAAGTTAATAGTAAGCTGTTCAAGATAGAAAGAATCATCAATCAGAATATAAAGTTAAAGACTGAAGCTGGTATAGATGAAAACAAATACTGGAAATCAACAAGAGGTAATCTTTCTAAAATTTCTGAGAAAATGGAACGATTATCTAACAAATTAAGGAGATTCTAATGTCAAAAGAAGTACTAATAGATTATACATCGTTTGAAATAACACCTCAAATGATAAAAGAGTCTGAGGAAAGCAACGACGGAAAGGTTATTGTAAGTGGCGTGCTACAAAGAGCCGGTGCGAAAAACCAAAACGGAAGAGTATATCCTAAGGAAATCTTAATGCGTGAAGCTAACAAATATTCAAAGATACAAATTGCAGAAAACAGAGCACTTGGAGAATTAGACCATCCAGAATCATCTGTAGTTAATTTGCAAAACGTTTCTCACAATATAAAAAAGATATGGTGGAAAGGTGATGATTTAGTTGGCACAGTTGAGGTACTAGGTACACCTTCTGGTAACATACTAAAAGAACTGCTTAAAGCTGGTGTGAAATTAGGGATCAGTTCTAGAGGCTTAGGTTCAGTTAAGCAGCTTTCAGAGGACGGAACCCTCGAAGTACAATCTGACTTTGAATTAGTATGCTGGGATTTTGTCTCTAACCCATCGACACATGGAGCTTTCATGGCACCGCTTAAGGAATCTGTCAATGATATTTATATAAATAAATACGACAAGGTAAACAATATAATTAACGAAATGCTTTGCGATCTAACTTGCAAATGCACACTACCAAACAGGAGTAAATAAATGAATCAATTCGATATCAGAAAGTGGAACAGATTAAACGAATCTACAGGCCAAAACAAAAGAATGACAGAGGACGAGAAGAAACAAACTTTAGAAGCTGTTTCTAGATTTAACGAACTAGGTCAGAATATATACAAGACAAACGAAATAAGCGAACTTGTAGAAACTGTCAAAGTAATGGCTGAAAATGCTAGCAGGATGGCTATAGAAGAAACTGCAGATTGGTTCGATGCCGTATCTGTAAAAAGAGACACTAAATCTATAGGCGAATCTATAAAAATGTTTGAAGGAACATTCAAAGAAATATCTACATTACAACAAAGATTAGAATCTGTATTTGAAGATATGGGCGCCAAGCTTGGTAAATACTATGAGATAAAAGAGTTAAACGAAACTGAAGCTCAAGATAAGTATCAAGCTAAATTCAAAGATGCTTTGGAAGATGAAGGTGTAGATTCTCCTGCTGACTTGGATGACGAAGAAAAGAAAGATTTTTTCAATAAAATTGATAAGATGCATAAAGGTAAAAACGAATCTAAAAATAAAACATCATTTCAAGGTGACGTTAACGAAGCTTTCGAAGGCATGAGAAACGTAATATCATCTCCAGGAATTGCAATAAACATGGGAAACAAAAAACCCGTCAACGAAGGATTTGCAACTTGGAAAATGTCATTTGCAGATATGAATCTATCAGGTGTTGAACTGAGAAAAGAAAAAGTTTATACAGTAAAAGCAAGATCAACTGTCGAAGCAATTAAGAAAGCATCTAAGATGGCTGGCTTAAAAGGTAGTGATTGGATGGCAACACAAACTCACAAATTAGAAAAGATAGGATAATATGAAATCAGAAACTAAATTAAGGAAGCTTGTTAGAGAAGAAATAATGAAATCTCTAATAACAGAAAAGTTTGCATCTAAAGCAATAACTAAACTGTATCAAATTATGGATAGCCACGACAAGAAGTTCTTTGCTATGACTGCAAAAGGTAGAGGCTTTGCATGGTCAGATGTACCTGATACCGCTGTTGGCGGAGGTTCACCTAACTCTTCTAACGATTATATGAATATATTTATCCTAGACAGCAGGAAAGAAAACCCATATCAAAAAACATCAGAATGGGGCCAGCTTTCGAAAGGTATCATAGGAATTACTATAGGTAAAAAATCTATGTACTGGCCGAAGCAGAGATATTCTTCTTCACCAAATATGGTAGGTAACCAACAGCAGTCAGTTGACAATTACAAAAGATATTCTGAAGTAGCTGACAGAGTACTAACTATAGCTTTATCAGATATACCATCAGCAAAAGAAAAACAAGCGGCTAGAGCTGAAGCTCAAAAAGGTGCCACTGCTCTTATGTCAGCTGTAGATCACGCTAACAGGAATCATGCAAAATACAAAAAAGCTTTAACGCTCAAGGTTGCAGCAACAGGTGCAGAAGGTATGGATAAGTTGATGGCCGATGCTGCAAAGGTAGTTCAGCAGTCAATAGCTAAAAACACGCAGATGCTTAAAAAAGGCAAATATCAAACATCGTGGGATACATACAAATCAGTAACAGATGCATACGCAAGAATGGTTGACTCATATGTTAGGTATAAGGTGGAATTCGCTGCTGAAGAAAAAGAAAAAGCGGCGGTTAGATCTAAAGCTATAGATCCAGATGGAGATCTTGATAATTGGAGACGTGATTATGTTGCAAATTATATGAAAGAAGTAAGAGATTATTATAGAGATATGTTGAAAAAAGCGAAGCACGTTAACGATGGTGAATATAGAGATATCGTAAGAGAAGGTGCAAAGAGAAAATTTAATAATATCTTAAAAGAAGCTGCATGGGATCGCACTTCTGGTAAAGCTTTACCTACATTGGAAGATGTACAGAAAGCATACGCTGCAAAAAAACACCTACAAGAAACAGAATTGACTGAAGCTCCAATGGACAAAAGCTTTATGAAAAAGTTTGAAAAAGACTGTAACGTTTTAATAAGCCATTTGAAACATGAGATTGCTAAAAATGATGGCGATTCAAAGTTCTTTAAAGGCTTGCTTGGCACTGTTGTCGATGCAAAAGTTGTTCCATATAATATGGTGAAAAAATTAGGGGATTCATAATGGCAAATATTAAATTCAAAGATATTTTAAATGAAGGCCCAAACTTTAGTTTAGCGCATGACAAAATAGAAAAATGGATGCCAAACGACAGACAGGACCAGCAAGAATTTTACAAACTTGTTGACAAGAAAGATGTCAATGGTCTGGCTGACTTTATAGATATGGTAGCTGATTGGGAAGTGCTAAGTGGCTTTAGTATAAAAGATAAAGATACGAACGGACTTGCGAAGTATATAGTAATGAACGAAAGTACATTAACTGAATCTAGAGAATTTGTAGTGATAGATCCAAGAGGTAATGCAAGACCGGTAGGTTCAAAATCTCAAGGATCACAATATACAAAAAAGATGGGTGGCCCACGAAAAGGATATTTCATTGTTCTTAAGAAAAACGCATTGAAAGCAAGAAGAGCTATTGAAAAAGCAGGTGGTAGATTTATAGATTCTAAACTTCAAGATACTATGTTTGATTTAATGTACGAAGGTAAGATAAACGAAGAATACATAGAATCTATGGATGATCAAGCTATAGATAAACACCTGTCGGCAATTGAAATGCAATGGTTAGATTGGAAACGCGGTCCTATGACAGACAAGGAAGATGTCAAGCCTGCTGCAAAAGAATTAACACATTATATTCTTTTATGGATGCGTAAAACATTTAAATAAAAAGATAGCAAAATAACAGATATTAAAAAGGCCGGCATATGTTTTCATATGTCGATTTTTTTTGTTATATTAGATATAAATCAAGTTTAACATAAAACATAACAATGCAAAAAAATTACAAGAAAGATTATCAAAAGAAAGACTATCAAAAAAAGCCCTTTAAAAAGAAGCATTTTGGTAGACACGACTTCTACGTAGAAGGAAACCCTGAAGCAGTCAAGATACCAGATTCAAGTTCATATTCATTAGAGCGAGCTTTGAAGTATCTAAAAAGACAATTGAAAGATACTGAGAAGATCACAAAGTACAGAGACAAGAGGGAGTACATTAAGCCTAGCGAAAAGAGAAGGATTCAGAAAGAAGAGGCAGTTAGGACTGAACAGTACAGAGATAAGATGAGTAAGCGATATGGTAAAGGTTACGTCTGGGTAGGTATCTTTGACGGCCAAGCTAGATAACATACAATAAACAAATATTTTTAATAAAGAAGAGCTTTTTATAGGCTCTTTTTTAGTCTTTAATGATTGTCATGTATATTTATATAGGATTTAGGTGTATACAAAAAGTATTATCTCTATATAATACAATGCACAAAACTATAACTACCCTATTAAGGTTTCTAATAACCTTATTTCCAGAACAAACAAATTAAAGGAGAATGATAATGTCAAAAGACTTATTAAAAGAGGCAATTGCCGATGCAAAAGCAGTTCGTTCAACTGCCATTGCAAATGCGAGATTAGCTCTCGAAGAAGCATTCACCCCGAAATTACAATCTATGCTATCAAATAAGATTGCCGAAGAAATGGATGACGAATTAGAAGAAGAAGACGATTTAGAAACTACTGATACCTCTATGGAGGACGAAGAAGTTGCTATTGCTGACACTACTGCTGACTCGGCAGACACTGGCTCTGCGGATGATGAAACAGAAGAAACAGGTGAAGACTTGCCTGCTGAAGAATCATACGATGAGGCTGAGGAAATCGATGAGATGGACGACATGGACGAAGACGATCTAGAACTAGAATCAATTATCAAAGAATTAGAAGAAGAAGAAGCAGAAGGTGAAGACCCAACTGTTGCTGAAGCTGACGAGGAAATGGAAATTGAAGAAGGTGATGACGCTGAGACTATGGACGAAGAAGGTGAAGACGAGGAAATGGATCTCGATGAGATTATATCCGCATTAAGAGAAGAAGATGAACTTGAAGAAGAAGAAGAAGTTGTTGAAAATGAAGAAGAATTAGAAGAAGCTTACAAAGTTATTAGATTTTTAAAATCTAAAATTAACGAAGTAAACTTATTAAATTCTAAATTACTTTATTCTAACAAACTATTCAGATCTAACAGTTTATCAGAATCACAAAAGATGAAAGTTATCGAAACGTTCGATAGAGCAAATTCTGTAAGAGAAGTTAAGTTAGTTTATTCTACTTTAGCTGAATCAATTTCAGGATATACTCCAAAGAAACGCGTTACTGAAAGCTTCGCATCAAAAACAATCGGTTCTACAAAACCATCGAAAGATGTTATTGTTGAATCAAATACTTTTGCAACAAGAATGCAAAGGTTAGCAGGATTAAAATAATTTTAAAAAAATAAGGAGACTTAAAAATGTCAAATCAAATTAATGATTTATTACAAGCTTCTCAGGCATCATTTAATGCACAGAGAAACGAAACAAAAGGTCTTGTAACTAAGTGGGAAAAGACAGGTCTTTTAGAAGGAATCAGTGATGAGTATACAATGCACAACACTGCAATTCTTTTAGAAAACCAAGCTAAACAACTTATTTCAGAATCTAACAGTATCGATTCAGGTACTAATAGAGAAAACTGGAATGGGGTAGCTTTACCATTAGTTAGAAGAATCTTCGCTGAAATTTCTGCAAAGGAATTCGTCAGTGTACAGCCAATGAACTTACCATCAGGTCTAGTTTTCTGGTTAGATTTTAAATACGGAACAGCTAAAGGACGCCATGAAGATGGTAATTCTTTGTACGGTGGTTCTGGAAAAACTGCACCAAACTTAAACGATGGATTATACGGAAGTTCTGACACAGATATGGGTGGACGTTCTGCTGGATATTCATTATCTAAAAAAGGTGTTTTATTACTTAAAGCTGAATCTTCTGCTTCAGTAATTCTTAACGGACTAGACAACGGCCCAACATTAGGTGTTGACGCTGACTGGTCATTAGCATCTGCTTTCTATGTTATGTCTGCTTCTGCTGGTGCTGCTAGATTTACTGCTGGTGACAGCGGTGACAATGCTGCAGCACTTGCAACTGCTGAAGTATTTACTTGTTCAGCATTTGTACCTGCAACAACAGCTGCAACGTTCCACTCTATAAAAGATGGTTCTTCTATTGCTGTTTCTGGTGATGATAACAAGTATAAATTGTACTATTACCAAAACACTGAAAAAGCATTATTAAGAGGTGACTTTGAAGATACTGTAGGACCGGAAATTGTATCAAGTACTTTGTCTGATGACTTAGAAATTCCAGAAATCGATGTTCAATTAACTCAAGAGGCTTTAGTTGCTAAGACTAGAAAGTTAAAAGTTAAATGGTCACCGGAATTTGCGCAAGATCTTAATGCTTATCATTCAATTGATGCTGAAGCTGAATTAACTTCAATGTTATCTGAATACATTTCAATGGAAATTGACTTGGAAATTTTAGCAATGCTTAACAACGCTGCTGCATTCGAACAAACATTTGTAGCTGCTGCTCCTGCTGCTGGTGAATCTTACGGCGATGCTTTTGCTCAAATGGGTATTTCAATGCAAGTTTTATCAAACACTATCCACCAATCAACGATGAGAGGAGGAGCTAACTTTGCTGTATGTTCTCCACAGATCGCTACTTACTTAGAGTCTATCGCTGGATATGCTGCTAATACTGATGGTACTGCTGAAAGCTTTGCAATGGGTGTAACTGCAATCGGTTCTTTATCGAACAGATTTACAATTTACAAAAATCCATATTGGACAGGTAACACTATCTTAACAGGATTTAGAGGGACTCAATTCTTAGAAACTGGTGCAGTATTTGCTCCATACATTCCATTGATTATGACTCCACTTGTTTACGATCCAACAAACTTTACTCCAAGAAAAGGTGTGATGACTAGATACGCTAAGAAAGTTGTAAGAAACGACTTCTACGCTAAGTTGATAGTTAACGATTCTACTTGGACTTCAAGATTTGGTGGTGTAACTGCTTCATTCGCTTCATAATTACAAGTTAAACTAAAAGTAATTTATATTATTATTAAGGCCCCTCTTCGGAGGGGCTTTTTTTTCGTGTCATGATATTTATAGTAAATACAATGGAGGTTAATTATGGCAAAGCAAAACATAGAAAAATCTGTTCCCAAAGGCAACATAAAGTTTTCAATAACATTATCAGAAGAGCAGAAAGCAGCAAAGCAAGCAATGTTGCATCACCCTTACAATTTCATAGTAGGTAAAGCAGGTAGTGGAAAGACGCTGCTAGCATGTCAGGTAGCACTAGATATGTTTTTCAAAAGGATGACAAACAAGATAGTAATTACAAGACCGACTGTCTCTACTGAAGACAACGGGTTTTTACCAGGATCAGAAAAAGAAAAGATGGAGCCCTGGTTGGTACCCATCAGATCTAATATGAGAAAGATCTACAACAAACCTGAGATTCTAGATAAGATGGAGAAGGAAGAATCTATAGAGCTTGTTTCTTTAGCACATTTCAGAGGTAGAACATTTGAAAACAGTGTAGTAATTATAGATGAGTTTCAAAATCTAACTAGATCACAATTTAGAATGGCGCTAGGTAGATTAGGAAAAGGATCAACAATGATATTCTGTGGTGATAACCAGCAGATTGATTTGAAAGACAAAAACTATTCTGCAATAGTTGATCTGTCAAAGATAAACGATTCTCAGTATGTATACAAAAGAGTATTAGAAGATAACCATCGTCACGTAGCAATAAACGATGTGTTTGAAATGCTAATGGGTATGTAACAAAGAGATTAGTACTTGATATTTATATAAAACTAAGATAGGGAATATAATATGGCAAACATAGCAATATATGATGGATCAGCAACATCCATAAATAATAACACACCTTTCGGGTTATATGATAGTGACTCAACGTTTCAGTCTGATGGACCTAAAGTTGCAAATTGGTGTGCCAAGAGACTGGGATATCCAATCGTAGATATAGAACTGCAAGATGTGCAATTGTTTGCATGTTTTGAAGAAGCCATAACAGAATATAGTGCTCAGGTAAATAGATTCAATATAAGAGAAAATCTATTAAGTGCCCAAGGTAACTCAACATCAACAAATTTTACACATCAATCAATAACTCCAAACTTAGGACGACTTATAGCATTATCAAAGCAGTACGGTTCTGAAGTAGGAAGTGGAGGTACAGTCGATTGGAAATCAGGCCACATAATCACCACGGCAAGCCAACAAGAATACGATCTTAATTTAGTATTGTCATCTTCAGCTGGTGCAGTTGTCCCTTCAACTACAGATATAGAAGTAAAGCGTGTTTTCCACCACCAATCACCGGCAGTTGGCAGACGAGATATAAGTCAAAACCCTGCACTGAATAGCTTTGCATGGGGGAATACACAAGGAGGTATGCAATATCTAGCAATACCAATATACGATGATTTACTTAAGATACAGCAGACTGAATTCAATGATACTGTTAGGAAATCTCATTACACATTTGAACTTATAAACAATAAGCTTAGAATATTCCCATCACCAAACTCTTCATTTAAGTTCCATATACAATACGTACTTACTGATGACAGAGACACACTTGTGACCACATCAGCTGTATCTGACTATTCTAATATGGGTTACGATAATATGGTGTATGCAAGCATAAACGATCCAGGGTTACAGTGGATAAAAAAATACACATTAGCACTTACAAAACAGATATTAGGTTCTGTAAGGAGCAAGTACTCGTCCATACCAATTCCAGGTGCTGAAACAACATTAGATGGCGACACATTAAGATCTGAAGGTATTGCAGAAGGTGAAGCTTTGATAGCTACTTTGAGGGAAGATTTAGAGGCTGCATCAAGAAGAAACTTAATGGAGAAGGAAACGGAGATAACTGAATTTCAACAAGGCCAATTAAACAAAGCGCCGCTTAATATATACATAGGGTAATATGGCACTATTCGGAGGAAGCAGAGACATAAGTCTATTCAGACATTTAAACAGAGAATTGATAAACGAAATTATTGATACTAGATGTGATATATTCAAGCATTCTATATTCGATAGTAAAGAAAATCTTTATGGTGAAGCTCTTAGCAAGGTGTTTAAAGCGGGAGTTAGAGTTGCAGGTCTTATAGAGAAAGACGCAAAATCATATACATCAGAAGACATAGGTGTAGATTATTCTAGACAGATCAAGTTTTCATTCCTTAGAGACGATCTAGCATCGCTAGAACTAGGCAGTACAAACAACACTTTACTTCCAAACGAAAATGCACAGAATGCAAATGTATACTTAGAAATTGGTGACGTTATATTTTGGGACAATATGTACTGCGAAGTCGATACGATATCACAAGGACAGTATTTGTTTGGCAAGAACCATGATACTGACAGCAATGGAGGTACCCATGGGGCAAGTTGGTCTGTGATCATAGAAACACACGAGATGAGAAGAAGCAAAATAAACACACTTGAAAATGTAAGAGCAGGGTATGACGAATATATTGCAGGGACAAAAATAGACGAGCAGAGAGGTGGACTTTATGGATAAAAAAGTAGATAGATCTAATCAGATTAGACGTGATGACAACGCAAAAGACTTATCAGTAAATCTATATGATGTAGATACTGTAATAAAATACTACTTCGACAACATAATACAGCCAAGTGTAATGGAAGATGGCGAAAGAATAAATGTACCTGTAGTATATGGTTCACCTGAAAGATGGAAGTCGATACAAAAGACAGGGGTATACAGAGATAAAAAAGGCAAGATTCAGTATCCAGCAATTATATACAAAAGAACAAGTGTAGAGAAGAGAAGGGATTTAGGGAGCAAGGTAGATACAAGTAACCCTCTTTACTACGGCTTTCAAAAGAATTATTCTTCAAAAAATAGATATGACAACTTCGATATACTAATAGGCAGAAAGCCACAGACTGAATTCCACAACGTTGTAATACCTGATTATGTAAAGCTAAGCTATGATTGCGTTATATATGCAGAGTATCTAGAACAGCTAAATAAGATAGTAGAAGATATAAATTATGCTGAAGGTCAATATTGGGGCAAGGATAATACATTCAAGTTTCTTTCTAAAATTGATAGTTTTGATATAGAATCAGCAACTGCTCAAGGAGAGGATAGAATAGCCAAAGCGACGTTTACAATAGGAATGAATGGGTTCATAATACCTGATAATATACAGAAGGCAATGAGCAGTTACAACCCTAAAGACTATGGGAAAGTAAGTATAACAATAAATAGCGAAACAGTTTCATCATTAGAGGATGTAAAAAGAAACCTAAGTCCTGGTGAAGATGAGTTTAAAAAAAATAAAGGTTTCTAAACAAGTTATAAGGAGAATTAAAAATGGCTGAAATTAAAAAAAGCACAAAGTTTACAGAAGAAGAAATGAAGAAAGTAGAAGACTTCAAAAGCAAATATGATACGTTGACAGTAAGTTATGGTCAGCTAGCAATGGACCAGTTAGTATTAGACGAATCAGAAAAGCAGATAAAAGAAGAATATAAAAAGACTAGAAGTGATGAGAAATCTTTTGTAAAAGAACTCTCAACAAAGTACGGTACTGGTGAATTAAACCTGGAAACAGGCGTATTTATTCCTCAGCAATAGGTACTTTGAACTTCATACATTATATTTATATTAGAAATAACATAACCCATAGGGTTAATTTTTACATAATAGGAGAAAAATAAATGGCTGAAAAAATAATTAGCCCTGGTGTATTTACAAGAGAAAATGATTTATCATTTGTACAGCAAGGTGTTGCGGCAATAGGAGCTGCAATCGTAGGACCAACAGTAAAAGGTCCGGCATTGATACCAACCCAAGTATTTTCATATTCGGAGTATCAAGCTCTTTATGGGGATGCTTTTAAGTCAGGTAGTAATTACTACCAATACTTAACATCAATAACTGCAAAAGAATACTTAAAGCACGGTGGACCTGCAACTATTGTAAGAGTTATGCCAACAGACGCTGGTAACGCAAACTCACATACACATTTACAGAGAACTGCAAACACAGGGTTCAGAGCTTCTATGTCTATGCATACATCAGAATCACTTCATGACGGAGGGATAGTTCAGTATACAGCATCATCAGGTCTTGCATATCAATTCGTTGGTGTAGATGCACCGATGCCACAAAATAATACTTCTGTAACACCTGCAATATACTACTTTGCATCTTCATCACTAGTTAGTTTTTCTGCAAACTTTATTGCTGGTAACACAACTTCAAACACTACACCTGCAGGAATAACAGGAGATACATTTGTTTCTCGCTCAGGCACAGGCGGTGCAGTATCAGAAATTGAAATTACAGGTTCTTCAACTGGCGAAAATCAAATATTTTTCCATTCAGGATCATGGGCGATGGCAGCATCTGCTTCAACAAATGCAGTAGCTGCATCTTCATCATTAGCTGCAAGATCCGGTGTTATGACATCTGGTTCTACATACAATGTTAATAATGTATCATTTCAAATTAAAACACACACTGACGGTAGACTTATGAATAGTATACCAGGTTCATCACTAACTAATTTACAGATATCAGCAAATGATGTTTTTGTATCTAAATCAGTTGGAGGTGTTGGTACTAAGTTCGGTACAAGAAACAATGTTAGATGGGAAGTATCAAATGTAAACGAAAAGAAAGGTTCATTTACCTTGATGATTCGTAGAGCTGATGATTCTAAAAAGAGAAAAGTTATTCTTGAAACATGGAACAACTGCTCACTAGATCCAAATGAAAATAATTATATAGGTGCTGTAATTGGAACTCAAAGACCGTCGGTCGAGGATTCAACAACAGCGTATCCATTTATTCAGCCAAAAGGAAATTACAAAAACAGATCACAGTTCGTTTATATCGATGAAGACTCTATAAAAAATACAATCGATTATTTAACTGAAAACGGAGATATCAGAGATACTAACTTGACAGCATCTTTACCGATGATAGGTTCAGGATCTTTTACTGGTGGTGCTGATGGTACTAACTTCTTTGTAGATTCTCCATTAGGCGCAACAGGTATAGCTAATTACTATTCTGCATCAACAGCTGGAAACTTCCAAGGGTTAGATATAGCATCTGTATCAGATACTGGATATATTGCATATAACTGTGCATTCAATCTTTTAGCAAATCAAGATGAATTCGATATCAACTTGCTTATAGCTCCAGGAATTACATACCAAATGTCTCCTGCTTTAACTAACAAAATGGTTTCTGTATGTGAAGAACGTGGCGATATGATGACAATCATTGATCCAGTTGATTATACAACTACCAATATAGCTTCAGTAACACAACAAGCAGAAAACTTTGATTCAAGCTATGCAGCAATGTATTGGCCATGGGTACAAATTGCGGACCCTGCAACAGGTAAATATATCTGGGTTCCACAATCTGTAATTATGCCAAGTATCTATGCATTTAATGATAAGGTATCTGCTGAATGGTTCGCACCTGCAGGTTTAAATAGAGGTGGACAGGAAACAGTTGTACAGGCTGCAAGAAAATTAACACATGCTAACAGAGATACATTATATGAATCAAACGTTAACCCGGTAGCTTCATTCCCTGGTGAAGGTGTGGTTGTATGGGGACAGAAAACTCTTCAAAAGAAAGCTTCTGCTCTTGACCGTGTAAATGTAAGAAGGTTGTTAATTAACCTTAAGAAATTTATTGCATCTGTATCTAAATACTTAATATTCGAAAACAACACAACAGCAACTAGAAACAGATTCTTATCACAAGTTAATCCTTACATGGAATCAGTACAACAAAGACAAGGTCTTTATGCATTCAAGGTTATAATGGATGAAACAAACAATACACCTGATATCATTGATAGAAACATCATGAAAGGTGATATATTTATTCAACCAGCTAAAGCAGCTGAATTCATTGTTGTTGACTTTAACATAATGCCAACAGGCGCAACATTTAACGATTAGTGATATTTATACTAAATAGGAGATAAAACAAGATGGCAAATTTAATAGACCCAACAGAACTAATGTTCACGGCCTTTGAACCAAAGGTAACAAATAGATTCGTATTTTACGTAGATGGAATACCTTCATATTTAATAAGAAAAGCAGCAAGACCAAAGCTAGTAAATGGTGAAACTGAAATTAAGCACATAAACAATTCCAGATTCATCAAAGGACGAAGTAATTGGGACGCTATAACTGTAGAACTATACGATCCTATTGTACCATCAGGTGCTCAGGCTGTTATGGAATGGGCAAGGCTCCACCATGAATCAGTAACAGGTAGAAATGGTTATGCAGACTTCTATAAGAAAGATGTAACAATCAACGTTCTTGGACCTGTAGGTGATAAGGTAGAAGAATGGACTGGTAAAGGTGCTTTCTTAACAGATGCTGACTTTGGTGAAATCTCTTGGGAAAATGACGGTGTACCTGCTATCATAGCTTTAACTATAAGATGTGACTACTGGATTCTACAATACTAATAATTACATTTATTATATAAAATTAAGTAGCCTGTTAATTCAGGCTATTTTTTTGCAAACTTTTAAGTTAATATATATTTATATATACTAGTTATATTAAAAATACAAAAGGAGTTATACAATGGCAAAAATGACAGACGATTATCCTGGAAAGGAAATCACAACAGATGCACTTAAGCAGCAACTAATACAAGAAACTGAAGTAAAGAAAACTGAAGATTCTAAATTCCCAACTGAAGTTATTGATCTACCAAGCGAAGGTAAGCTATATCCAGAAGGGCATCCTCTGAGAACAGGTAAGATAGAAATGAAGTATATGACTGCAAAGGAAGAGGATATTCTTACATCTCAAAATTTAATACAAAAAGGTGTAGTTATAGATATGCTATTGCGTTCACTAATTATTAGTAATGGTGCTGGCGTAAGAGTAAACTACGATGATTTATTATTAGGTGATAAAAACGCTGTAATGGTAGCAGCAAGAGTATTAGGTTATGGTGCTGAATATCCTGTAGAGATACCTTGTCCTAAGTGCCAGTCTAAGCAAAGCGAAACTGTAGACTTAGCAGGTTTGGAAAACAAAGACGTTGAAATAACAACCGATTCAAACACATTTGAATTTGAACTACCTTTAAGCAAGAAAACACTTACATTCAAGTTACTTTCTCATTCAGACGAAGAGAAAATTCAAGCTGAAGTAAAGAGAATGAAAAAGAAAACTCATTCATCTGTAATTTCATATGATTTAACAAGTAGACTTAAGCAAGTGATAACAGCTGTAGATGGTGATGAGACAGTAAAGGCTATAAACAACTTTGTTGAAAACGAATTCATATCTAGAGACTCTTTAGCATTCAGGAACAATCTTGAAAAGGTTACACCTGATGTTGACATGTCAATATACTTTGAATGCGATGAATGTGGTCACGAAGATTCAGTTAATATTCCCATGACCGTAGAGTTTTTTTGGCCTAGGTCTTAACTATAAGGCCATTCTACACGAGCAGATATTCCAACTGCTTTATTTCTCAAACGGTGGATTTAGTCATGATGACGTATATAAGATGCCGGTATATCTAAGGCTATTTTATTTAAGAAAGCTAAATGATCAGCACAAGATTGAGAGAGAGCAGATGGACAAGTCTCAAAAAGGTAAGAGCAGTAATACATCTATAAGGCGTCCAAACTTCTCGAAATCCAAATAACGTTGATATTTATATAAAACTAATTAAGCGCAAGCTGGAGTGTATAAATGAAGCAGAAAAAGTTAAGGGAATACGTTAGAAAGATAATTTCTAAAAAACTTTCAGAAAACAATAGTCTTACCAAAGAAGGCGTGGTAGATGGTGTACTAAACCATATATCAGGCATACTAAAAAAATCAAACGATAAAAGATATAGAGCTAGTCTAGAAAGAATTTCAGCTTCTGGCCCAAAAGGCAAGAAAGCAGTAGAGGATTTAATGGACAAGATAGAAGCTGCAAAGGATGGAATTAAACACGCCGATGAGTTAGCAAAGCGTTTAGATATATACAACTGATAGATTATGGCAGGCGATAAACAACCTAAAAAGAATCAAGAGTACTACGATAAGATTGCAAAGTCATCAGCAAGGGCTGCAGCAAACGATGCGAAGCGCGAACAGGCACTTCAGAGACAGAACAAAGCATTGGCTCAGCAAGAATCACTTCAATCGAGTATTTCAGTTTTACAAGCAGCAGCTCAGACTAGCAGTGAAACAATACTTGAAAATTCTAATAAGGACTTTCAAAGACAGACTAAGATAAATGCCATATTAGCTGAAAAGGCCTCCAATTCTACTACAACACTAAACAACCAGGCCAAGCTCGCGGTTCTTTCAAATTCAATTTTACAGAAAGCAAAAACGGCTTTAGATATTGATAACTCTAAGCTTTCAAACATAGAATCTATAGCTACAAATAAAGGCAAGATGTCTGTCATGGCTGATGGTGAGCTGCAGAAATCAAATCAACTGGTGGCTGCTGACAACGCTAGAGTATCAGTTGCAGAAGGCTTCAATTCAAACAAGGAAGCATTAGTTCTTATTTACGATGATGAACTCCAAAAGTCTAAACTTTTATTGACAGTAGACAATGCTAGAGTAGCTTCTGTCGAAGCAACTAGCGATGCACTCAAAAGAATAGCACTTACAAAAAATAAATCATACCAACTAGATCTACAAGCATCAGCAATCGCAGACCAAAGAGCAAGCATAGAAGAAGATATAGCTAAGTTTGTAAGAGACCAGGCAGTTGAGAGAGAAAAAGAATTAGACCCTTCACATAAGCTCTTGGAGCAAATGCAGAAGCGTAAAGATAGACAGAAAGAAATAACAAAAGATTTTGATGAGTATAAAGAAAAGTTTGAAGACTTTATAGATATAATTCAAGATCCCTCAGTAGCAACAGGGTTATTCATTGTTGAAATGGGTAGACAGGCTAGCAAGTTTGCAGATACAATGGCAACTGCAGGTGATAGTATGAAGATGTCAAGGACTCAGACAGCCTCAATGGCTGGAGAAATGGCAGGCGCAAATATATTAGGTGCAGCATTTGGAGTATCTGCTAAACAAAATGCAGATTCAATGGCTGGTTTGGCAGAAGGTATGGGAGATCTTAATGATATCTCAGCAAGCGCAATAGTTCAAGTTTCAAACATAGCAAGGCAGACAGGGTTATCAGAAGTAAGTGCAGGAAAGTTAGTTGGTCATATGAAGCTTGTAGAAGGTTCGTCAGTAGAATCATCTAAAGAAACATTGAAAGTAGTTTCAAATTTAGCTCGTGGTGCAGGCCTCCCTATAGGAAAAGTAATGGAGGATGTTGCTGACAATATGGAGCTTACATCTAAATTTGGTAATATATCTGTAAAAGAGCTAGGCGCAATGGCAGTTCAGGCTGGAAAGCTAGGGACAAGCCTTTCACAAATGTCAGCACTAGGCGACAAGTTAATGGACATAGATACAGCAAGAGCAAGTGCAATGGAACTATCTGTGTTACTTGGCCGCCAGGTAAATGTAGATAAAGCTCAGCAGCTTATGTACGAAGGTAAGATAGATGAAAGTTATTCAGAAATGCTTAAACAAGTAGGTGGACTGGAAGCCTTCGGTAAAATGGACTACTTCCAGAAGAAAGCTACAGCTGAGTTAATGAATACTACAACAGCTGATTTGGAAAAACAATTAAACAAAGCAGCAGGCCTTACAGAATCAGGCGAAAAACAAGCAGGTTGGGCTGCAACTGCAATGGAAACTACAGCTAGGATGGGTGGTTACTTAAAAGAAAACGCAACAACGATAGCAGCAACTACAAACTTACTAGGCTCAGGGGTAAAAGCACTAGGTGGATTTGCACCGGCACTGAAAGGTATGGGAGGTAAAGTTGTAGATAAATTAAAAGGTTCAAAACTTGGAGGCGCATTAGGTCATGGAAAAGATAAAGCTGGTGACATGGCAGATATGGGCAAGAAGCAAATGAAGAGTAGTGACAAGCTTGGAGCTGGTGGTAAAAAAGGCGGCATAAAAAAGAAAATGCAAGATTTAGCTGCTGGTTTAAGATCAATGGGTAAAGGAACGTTCAAAGGTATATTAGCATTGGCACTTGCTGGCCCTGCTTTGTTAATGGCTTTACCTTCAATACCATTCTTATTATTTATGGGTATGGTACCTTTAGCAATGCTAGCTACAAACTTCAAATTTTTAGCATCAGGACTTAAATCACTCGGGAAAGGGTTCTCAAGTATACTGAAAGGTCTACTTGTACTAGGATTATTAGGTGTTGCAATGATACCAGCAGCATTCGCATTCAGCTTACTTGAAGGTGTTAACCCACTATCAATTATAGCATTCTCTGGATCACTAATTATACTTGGTCTAGCAGCAGCAGGTATGGGGTTCTTGATAGGTCCAATACTCATGGGATCAATTGCGCTATTAGCTCTAGGTCTTGCTATAATTCCAGCTGCAATGGCTATGAAGCAATTAGGAGGAGTTGACCCTGCAGCAATTATAGGATTTGCATTAGGGCTTGCTTTAATGGGAGCAGCAGTTGCAGGTATGGGACTTATGCTACCGTTCATATTACTAGGTACATTATCAGCTCATGCTCTAGGGTTTGCAATTACCCCAGCTGTAGAAGCTTTAAGTGGCTTGGAAGGTATTGATGGTAATGCAATAATACAATTCGGGGTAGGGCTAGGTTTAATTGCAGCATCAGTTGCTGGTATGGGGCTTATGTTGCCATTTATTTTATTAGGTGCAGTTTCCGCACAAGCTCTAGGTTTGGCAATCAACCCAGCTGTAGAAGCTTTGAGTGGTTTAACAGGTGTTGATCCAGCTGCAATAATACCATTCTCAATTGGCTTAGGTTTAATTGGAGCAGCTGTTGCAGGTATGGGGCTTATGTTGCCATTTATTTTATTAGGTGCAATGTCAGCCCAAGCTTTAGGAATGGCAATCGCACCTGCTGCAGAAGCGCTAGGCGGTTTAACAGGTATTGACCCAGCAGCAATAATACCATTCTCAATTGGCTTAGGTTTAATCGCAGCTGCAGTAGCCGGGATGGGAATGATGTTTGGTGCTATATTGATGGGTACATTAGGTTTGGCTGCAATTTCTGCAGTACTACCTCAATACGCTCAATCTCTAGGCTTGATACCTGAAGGTTTAGATGTTCTAGGTTTTGCAACAGGAACAGCAGCGTTAGGTCTTGCGGGGATAGTTTTAATTCCTGGAGCGCTTGGATTTACACTTATGGCAGGAGCGTTAACGTTATTTGCTGCATCATTATTATTATTGGTACCTCTTATGCCAGTACTTGATAAGCTTGGGTCACTAGGTTTATTTGGGATGGAAGGAGGTGGAGGTGAATCAAAAACTTCAGAAGGGGACACGAAAGATAAAGGAAACGAAGAAATTATCAATAAGCTTGATGAGCTTATATCTGTTATAAGAGCAGGAGGTAAGGTGGTTATGGATGGAAAAGAAGTAGGTAAAGTAATTCAACTAGCATCAGGACCTATAGGAGGATAATATGGCATTCAAATTTAAAAATCTAGAACAATACTTTTTACAGAGCGAGAAAAACAAGCAGCCTGTAGGGACTAGTGTAAACCCATTGGGCAAATTTACACCCAAACCCATACAGCAGCAGTTTAGTCAGCGAGATGAATCCCCGACACAAGAGATAAATACAGATCAAAAGCAGACAGACTTTTCTACTCAAAAAATAAATACAAAGCAGAATAAAGTAGACTTTTCTACTCAAAAAATAAATACAGACCAGAACAAAGTAGACTTTTCTACTCAGTCACCAAAGCCATTTGATAAGTCTATAGATTTTTCTACTCAAGAGCCTAACATGGATCAGAATGGCGTTGATTATAGTACTCAAAATCCTATTACTCCCTTGGTTGGTACACCTGAAAAATCAACAATATCACCTAGACCATTTGGTAGCACACCAGAAAAATCAACAGTACCACCAAGACCTTTTGGTGCTACGCCAGGAAAATCAACAGCAATCCCCTTGACTCCTATGGCCGAAACACCGTTAAAGTCTACTCAAAATCCTTTAATGCCTATGGCTAAGACACCGGAAAAGATGACAGCTCTTTTAGAGCTCTTTGCAAGTCTAGGCCCAAGTGATAGAACACCTATATTTTCTGCACAAGGTTCTCCAAAAATCAATCATATGAACAATATGACATCAGGCTTTTTACAGATTGACCCACAGCCTGATAAGCGCGATGGTACTTCTAAATTTATGTTTAGTGAAACACTTCCACAAGGTGGATCATCAAGTACATTTACAAGATTACAATATAATAAGTATTTTGCAAGAGTAAGACCTACTGATGATCCCTGGACTGGAAATGACTCTGTACCTGCAGGAGTAACTGATAACATTAGAAGTATGAGAATATCTAACGATCAGGCTGATATGTTTTATAAGAAAGTAGGTAAAAACGATTTTGTAGATATACGCACTGAAGCTGAAAGAAATAACCCAAGATCTCCATTGTGGCTTAAATCTCCGTTTATACAGCGAGGTATACAGAGAGGTAAGGATAATCCATCAGGCTTGTTTGAAAGAATAAACGCATTAACAGCACCTGTAATTGATGCTGTAAGAATAGCGAAGTATATGATAAGTCCAGATGGTTTATTTTTCAACCTAAAGCAATTCGGACTTCAGGCAACAAACCCTAAAAAACAGTTTTGGCAACTAGGTCTGCCAAATGCTGATAGAATATACAATCCCTTAGCTCTAGCCCTACAAGTTCCGTTAAGCGCTTTAGGTATACACGGCGACAGACATTTCTTGGGCCAGTTAAACACTAGAGATATAACTTACGAAAAGATAGTAGGATCAATAGAAAATCTAAACCCTTCAAGCCCCGGTGATAGTAATAGACTTGTTAAACTAGGTGAAGATATGGAGGTTGGATTGTTTAAGAATCCTAAAAAAGGTTTAATGCCTCAGAAGTTAAAAGGCTTAGAAATGCTGTACACTAAGTTTACAACTATGATGGCTAAGATGAGAGGTAAAGGCGAGCCCATAAAAAGACTTTCAGGTGTGATGGGCCCCCATTCTTTCTTTGGTATCGGCCAATCTACAATGTACAAACATACATCTGGTAGAAGATTAGAAAGCTTATTCCTATATACTCCAGGGGAACCTTACTATAAACAAAAAGCAACAACTCACTACGACGATGGCAAAGTATCTGAGGCTCAAAAAGGTGAAGAAAATGAAGATCTTTCTTTAGGTATACTCACATTCAAAGGCGACAATGGCTATCAGACATCTGTGCAAGACACACCGGACAGTTGGAAAGGTTTCCCATCAAGCTTAGGTAATATAGATCCAGCAGGAGTAAACACTGGAAAATATACAACAAGAAATTACGACGAAATACACGATAAGATTGGGAACGATGCTGGAGATGACAAGTATGGAAACCCTGATCTTGAAAGCTTTGATCAATCTAAGTTCGGAACAGATGCAGATAACAAAGGAGCTCCAACCGCTAAGCGAAACACAGGAGATGAACTGTTTCATACGTCACTACCAAACAGCGGAGAAATAGCACCAGGTAGCGGCGATAAGACATTTGATGTATTCGGTCACGTAGACATAGGTAACTACAGAAGAGCTCCAAAAGCATTTAGGGATTTTAGAAAGAAAGATGATGGAGATTCTTACGATGGAAATTCAGTATCAAGGATAGGTATAAAAGACTACGGTGTTACAAAGCCAGGTGAATCAGAAGACGATACTAATTATGATAGTGACTATGTAAAAATTAGATTTAATAGCGATATTGCACTTCGTGCATATATTACAGAAATATCAGATGGCCTTAAGCCGACATATTCAACAATATCTTATGCAGGTAACCCTGTTGATGCGTATATGTTCGACAAAATATCCAGGGAATGGAGCTTGAGTCTTACTATGCCAGCATTTACATCTGGAGAATTAAAGAATAATTATAAAATTATGAATGATATTATGGGCTACGTATCTCCCAAGATGTACAGTGGTGTAGGTGGAGGTAGAATACAGAATATTACTGTCGGTTCGCTCTGGCAGGAAGTACCTTGTATCGTAGATTCATTTGACTACACAGTGAATTTGGACGCAGGTTGGGATATAAATCATGGTGACGGCAAAGAAACATCAGGCCACGAATTGCCAATGTTATTCGACATAAAACTATCTGGTAAGTTCTTAGTTAACGCAGATGGAACAATTTGGCAGTCAGGAGGTAAATTCTTTAACGATGAAATTTGGGCATAAAAAATGAAACGATATAATCAAAATCAAACAAAGATGACCGAAAGGTTTAACGGCAAGATAAAAAAAGTATTTTCGACAATAATATATCCTAAGATAGAAAGACGCGTTGAAGATTTTTATATAGATATTATACAGGAAGACAGATTAGATAATTTAGCGTACCAATATTATGAAGATGTAACTCTTTGGTGGGTGATAGCAAATGGAAACAAGCTTGACAGAGCATCTCAATATGGTATAACTAAGAGTATGAAAGAAGGAATTGGCAAAGGGTCTATGTACGTAAAACCAGGCCAGAGGATAAGAATACCGCATCCTGATAGAATACCTGAGATTATAGATGATTACAACAAAATGCTGGAAGAGCGCAATATATGAGTTATTTAACTGGTGTATCGATGCCTGCCGCTTCCGTAACTGAAATAAATGCTAGAGGGGCAGTTTCCCCGAACAGTGCTTGGAAAGTTTCTAAAAAACCCTGGATGTCGTTAGTATCTTTTTCTAGCAAACCTATGACAATAGCAGGATACGAGAAAAGAACACAAGCAGATTTTTACGATAAAGCCGCATCTGGTAGATTAGTGGCAGCACCCACATTAAATTCAGTTGATGTCAACTCGACTGGTACTAATGGATCTATGAGAAAAGGTAAAGTTAAATTTACACTATATTCAACAGACCAATTGAAAGAGGCTCAGCAAGCATTCTTCATACCGGGTATTACAGCACTAGTACAGTGGGGCTGGAATATGACAAGTGACGGCAGTCCTGTGACTAGACTTTCCACGACTTCAATAAAGAGCTTTAGTGAAGGTCAGAAGGATGTAGTTGCAAAGATAGCAGCAAATAATGGTGGTATGGATGCAATGCTAGGAATAATATCAGACTTCAATTGGTCATTTGACCCGGGCTCTAAATCTTACTCCTGCGAATTGACATTAGATTCTCCAGGCAAGGCGTACATTAGCGGCCCTATTGATGTTGCAAACAAAGGTAATGCAGGCTGCGCTGGAAAAGAAGATGATGATAAAGGTGACGGTTCTGGAAATTGGATGAAAGTAGTACTAAAAGATGTAGCAGAAAGAAATATACAAGAAAATACACCTTGGTCACCTAACGGTTATTGCGGTGGCTCTGTAAACTTAGACGAAGATGCGAAAGAAGACACCACCTGGTGGCAAGATGTTACAGGGTTTTTTGGTTCTCCAACAATGAATTACTATGTAACCTGGGCATGGTGGGAGTCTTCTATAGTATCAGGTATGTCACCTGTAAGTGATGGTCACTCCGCAGCGTCAGCATTAACAGATGTATACGGAGATACACCTCAGGCAAAATTCCCAGGAAAACACGTGTGGAGATTGGATAGTTCAGAATCAAGAATGAAAGTTCCTCCAGGGCTGCCATACGCTTCAGCAGATCCTTGGGTTTGTCTTATCCCAGGCAGAGAGCATTGGAAAGGGAACAACGCAACAGGCGGTGATAATGGCTCTTCGTTCGGTATCAAGAAAGCACAAGGAACTAATGGTGCACCAGCAGCTGTTTTCAGCGGTGGTTATCTACACTTAGGTAAAATACTTCTTAATACATATTTTCTTTGGAACACGTTTCAAGATTCTAAAACAATAGATGAATACGTATTAAAGGTTGCGAAAAAAGTCAACGATGTCTGTGGAGGGTTTTGGAATCTAGAACTAGTAGATGATCCAAATGATCCATCAACGATGAGAATAATAGATAAAAACTTTGTACCTGACGTCGCTGCACCAAAGATAAACATATATGGCAATACGTCTTGTCGTAGCTGGGGGATGAGCACTGATATTCCACAGGCATTAAGACATTCTATAATGATGGGTACACAGAGAAGGACGAAAAAAGGTGCGAAAAATACAGATGAGCCTCAAGGTGCATATCTTGACTATGCAGTAAATATAAAAGACACTTTAATGGGAGAGCAAGAGTTAAGTACAAAACATAATCCAGGCGAGGGATGCGACGAATCGGGAGGTGGTACTAAGAAGACTAAAACTCTAGATCCTGCTGATTTAAAGACAGTCCTACAAGATGCAATGGCAACACTAGCTGACAACAGAGATGATGAGGCTGTCGACGAAGTTAAAGGTGCTATGAAAGCTTTCTGGAATGCTCAAGCGCCACCCACTGATCAAGGAGGTTCTGTAATACCTATTGGGTTTGATGGAACTTTTGATGGTATAGGAGGTATACATTGGGGACAGCTCTTCGTGACCGATCAGACATCTGCAGTAATTACTGTAACGCACAAGTTCCAAGTAACTGGAGTCAAACATTCAGTAAGTCAAGGTGATTGGACAACGAGTTTAGAAACTGCGTTGAGGATATAATGAGAGTATATAAAAAGAAATATATAAAAAAAGGTTTCACAGCCGGCGAGGAGTGGATGATAAAAATCCGCGAAGGTGAGTTTAAAGAGTATATTGGCCCTATAGTATTTTATGTAGGTACACCATTTGGTGGTGAGGAGATGAACAAGAAAACTCAGAAGGAAATGAAACTCTACCCATACGATATGTCGAAAGCTGTGATATTATATGATGAGCTGAAGCCTGAGTACCGTAGAGACTTTATAGAACCCGTGCCTTTTGCTCACAAACTTACAGAAAAAGAAATTGAAAAAGGTGAGTATACTAGATACTTTGCAGAGATATTAAACACAGGGTCTGTTTGTGAGATAGATAAAGAACAATACAAATACTTTAAGAAAAATAGTACACCTTATCATAAAAATGCTGCATGGGTAGAAATAAAATTAAAGCTCTCCACACTTGGGATAACGCTTAACTACGAAGAAATATTAAAAGCTGTACAAGTTATAAGAACAATCCGCAACTTTGTTTTACCTACTGATCATATGAAATGGCCAGCATTTCTTAAAGGAATAGAAGTAGGCCCTGATAGCCGTAGAATGTATCCCGCAAACGAAGAGAAGGATGGAGAAGAAGAAGGTAATAACTTCATACCAGGTCCTCTTCCTATGTCATATCAACTGGGCAACTCTGACACAGAGCAGCTTAACAAGATAATACCTCCTAGACAGGATTGCGGAGGTTGCAGATTTTTCGAAGAAGGGTTCTGTAAAAAGTGGGATGCTGAAGCAAGGGAAGAATACTGGTGTGCTAAATACTTGACAGATGGTGGTGTCGACTTATATTACAAGCCAAAAATAAAACTCCCATAATTTTCATATATCATATAATTTTGTTATATTAGATACATGTTAACTGAACTTCGAAATAAACTGCAGATAAAACACTACCTGCACAACAACAAATCTATAGACGAATCGACTTTAGATCCTCCAATAAATACATTCTATAAAAGGTTATACAGCAACAGATATAACATATATGATATAATACCTGAAAGCAAGATCAGAGAAGAAATCGATCATCTAGACGCTATCTCGCATGCGATTCCTGATGTACCTGAAACCATGATTCAATCATATAATGATAATGTTGTTAGTACTTTTAGAAAAATTGAACAAAGCGGCTTTTGGACTGAAGCGGGCCCTGAATACACTAGATATAATCTTTTTACTTCGACAGGAAGGCCTTCGAATTCTAACAAAGGCACAAATTATGCAGCATTGAATAAAGAAGATGGCACAAGATCAAAATATATAAGCAGATATCCAGGCGGAATACTTGCAGAGTTTGATTATGATGCGTATCATTTGAGACTTATAGCAGAATTGATTGGAGTAAAACAGCCAGAAGGTAGTTTTCATAGATATCTAGGTGCACTTTACTTTGATACCGATAATCTTACAGATGAACAATACAATGACTCTAAAAAATTAAGCTTCCAAATACTTTATGGAGGTATACCAAAAGAGTTTTTACACATCGATTATTTTAAAAAGACTAACGAATATATTTTTAAGTTATGGGATATTTATAATAGTAAAGGTTATATAGAAACACCAATTTTAAAGCGTAGGTTTTATAAAAGAAACTTTAAGGATATGAATCCTCAAAAATTATTCAACTACTTTATACAAGCTTTCGAAACAGAAAAGAATTCTGAAAATCTAAAAAACATTTTAGCTATGCTAGAAAACAAATTTAGTAAGATGGTTCTCTATGTATACGATGCATTTGTATTTGACGTTAGTTCGGATGATGGGAAGGAACTTCTTAAGGAGATAAAGAAACTAATGGTTTATCCTACTAAGCTTAAGATAGGCAGAGATTATCACAATATGAGGTCTTTGGACCTTTAATTTGATATTTATATAGATAAAAGGAATACTATGGACATAAATTATTTAATCACAGATTGGGCCTACAGAGTTAACGATGGAATGCCTGATCCAAAAAATAGAAACCATCTTGAGTTACTCGAGGCAACACTTCGAGATCACAAATATTCTGAAGAGTTCATAGCAGAATATATTAAAAGTATTTCAAACCCTAGTACACCTACAAAAGACTTTCAAGAACTTTGCGTTGAAATAGGCAAGATACTTGCTGGCGATAAGCTCATCACTGAGTCTTCTGTTTGGTTGAAATCACCAGGGACAGAGCAATTAGCTAGTGTATCAACACTAGATTATTGGAAAGGCGCACCAAAAGGCCCATATACAATAGCTTCTGAAACAAAGGATGCAACCGAAGTAGATATAGGTGGTACTAAAGACATAAAAACCGCATATATTAAAGCAGGAAGTACAGTATATAAAATTTATGGCTCTATGAACAAAATGTCAAAGCTGTTTAAAAACGCATCAAGCAAAAAATCACCATTCAAGATAAAATGGGGAGATGCTACATTCGAATCAGCTGCTTGTACAGGCCTATACTTTGATCCGAATCCTTACTATAACAAGATAATGAGTGGTAAAGCAGAACAGTCAGACGTTGACTCTGCAATTAGTGCTTTCAAAGCGGCTTTAAATAAAGGGAGTGAGTACGGTGGGAAATCTGCACTGTTAGCGATAGAAGGCATACCCGATTTAATAAAAGCTTTGGAAATTGCCAATGGCGTATATAAATTTGCACAATCACACGGCATCGATAAAAACTGGAATTTCATACATAGCAGCATACAAAAGTATTATAAAGCCGGATATAAAAACAGCAACTTAGACAGCACTGGGTTTAAAGATAACACAGCCGACACTATAATTCTTAACGGCTCACCAGCAGCTTTAATTTCACAAATTGAAACTGAGAAAGTTACATTTGATGGGAAAGGTAAGTGCAAAACAGAATCAGGCATAGAATTCTATCAAGTAAGTAACAAGGCAAAAGAAGGCGGGGCACAGCTAGGTAGAATACAGCAAGCATTTTCAGACATGTATGGTCTATCAAGCCCGATGGACACATGGAGAATTCGTTTAACAAAAGAATCTCAGGAGCACGCCGATAAAGAATTTTTATTAAATGAAGGTCTAGCACAATATTTTAATCAAGGCCTCAAGTGGATCAAAGATACATTCACAGCAGCAATGAACAAGATCAATACCAAAATTTCATCATTTGGTAGTTCTATAATGTCAGCACTTAAAACAAAGACAGACAAGCCATCACCAAGCTTAGATAGCTTTATGAAGAAGAGATTCAACAGCGCAGTGAAACGACTTGATGAAGCCAAAAAGCCAAGATATAGTTATAGTGAATATGCTGCTGTGGTTGGAAAGCTAGCATTACAAGGTGACACTAAAGAAATAAACAGCTTAGCAGCTGAAGCAACCGCACAATTCAAAATATTGAAAGGATTAACATCTCCACCTGATGATGGAATAGACATGACTAAAATTTCTGCAGGGCCACAAGTACCAAAAATATCATCACTTAATCACGGAGTGGAATTGACTGTTAAGTTAATGGTAAACTACATGGCATATGAACATTTAAATGCAATGCTGTCAAATTCAAAAGGAACTATAAAAGAAGTATCAAAAATACTAGAAGAATTTGTAGATTTAGAAAAAGAAATGTATTTTGGAAAAACAGATTTACCAATGTTTAAAGTATATGGTACAGAAGGTATGAAAGGAACAGCTTGGTCATATCTTAAAAGCGGGAAAGAGTATAAAGAAGACAGACTTAATGCTATGGATATGAAAGATGCTGTAAAAGGTGGAAAATACGTTCCAGGTGTTGTTGTAGAATCATCACCTCAGAAAGGAAAAGGCCACACATCAGTCAAAGTTTGGATACTACATTCAATTACATCTAAAGGCACAAAGTATACTAAAGTCGATTTAAGATCAGGTAAACCATATACATTGGCATTTTCAGTATCAGGTACAGGGTTTGACTCTGGAACATCAGTGTTAGGAAAGATATAATGAGAACTCAATTACTGTGCACATTTACAAAGACAAAGTTCCTTACAAAAACTGTAGATAAAATTATAGATACATATGATATTCTATATAACAAGCTGTTTATATTAAACAACGAACAAAACAAATCAGAGTTGATGTGTACATATAATATAGACTCATCACAGCGAGTAGAAATTATATCAGATACAATATCACTGCATAGGAAAAAACAAACAAATACTTTGTATACTATTAACGCATTGAATGAATGTATTAAATTGTGTAACAATGGAGTACTAGATAACCATTTTCAGTTAGAGTGGGATAACTATAGAAATTCTATATTAGTGACAAGTGATGAAGGTTTACAAAGAATAGATACTACAGTAAAAGAAGTGATTTACATTAAAGTAAAACGATAGTTGTTAATAACTTTTTGAAAAAAACCCTTAAAAATTTCCATATATCGGAAAGTTTTGTTATATTTATATATAATTAAAAATTACTTAATAACAAAGACAAATAACAAATGAGCAAATTGACACTAGCAATACTGCTATTCTTTACCGGCCAGTCTCTAATCTGGTTCCAAACAAACGGCCAGTTTATCTGGAAATGGTTTGACAAACACCCAATTTTATTGTCAGTAGGACTAGGAAGCGTAATTTCTTATATGTTTATTGTAGGTACTAAACTTATGGTAGGTCATTTCGACGGTCTTTTATGGCCAGGTAGATTTATGGGCTTTGCATTAGGCATAAGTTCTTATGCTGTACTTACTTGGTACTTCATGGGCGAAGGTATAACTCTAAAAACTCTAACATCATTAATACTATCAGCAGGCATAATTTGTGTGCAACTTTTTTGGAAATCAGCATAGTATGTCAAATAAATTTATTATATTATAGAATATGGCAAAACAACTAGGATACGCATGTATAAACATGCACTTAAGAAAACAAGGTATATACACAGGAAGGTCTATGATCAGACGCACATTTGATGCAAAAGGTTTAGACTATGTATCAGAGCTGTGTATAGAAAATACAAAAGATCTTATAAAGATTGTTCAATGGAACGAAGACAATGGAATAAAAGTATTTCGTATGTCTAGCGAAATATACCCTTGGATGTCTGAATACGAATTTAAAGACTTACCAGATTATAAAGAACTATCAGCGCTATTAAAAAAAGCAGGTGATCTCGCACAAGGCTACGGCCAGCGTCTTTCATTCCACCCCGGGCAGTTTACAGTGCTTGCATCTCCTACTCAAAAAGTTGTTGATGGCGCATGGAACGAATTAAATAAGTCCGGACAGATAATGGATCTTATGGGTTTGCCAAGATCACGCATGGCAAAAATAAATATACATGTTGGTGGAGCCTATGGAAACAAGGAGACTGCACTTGTTAGATTTTGCAATAACTTTGAAAAACTATCGGACTCTGCAAAATCAAGATTAACAGTTGAAAACGACGATAAAGCTAGCATGTATTCTGTCAGAGATTTATACGAAGGTGTGTATAGACGTGTAGGTATACCTATTGTTTTTGATTATCACCATCACCAATTCTGTACTGGAGGTCAAACAGAAGAGGAGGCACTAAAACTTGCAGCATCAACATGGGGTGATGTAAAGCCCTGCACTCACTATTCAGAATCCCGCAGACGAGAGCATGCTCTAATTATAGAGGACATAATGGCAAAAAATAAAATAACTGAAAGTACACTATCAGACTTTCCCACAATACATAAGCTGCATCATGACGTAAGCAAGATAAGAGTTCAAGCTCATTCAGATCTTATAGTAGACAAGATTCATGACTATGGACTTGACATCGATGTTGTTGTAGAAGCAAAACATAAAGAGCTAGCAGTACAAGGCTACTTAAAAAAATACAAAAATAACTTACAAAAAGTTTTATAATGTAAATTATTTTTGTTATATTAACTAAATAATAATTAAAACAGGAGAACAAAATGGCTATTGATTTAGACGCAATCAGACGTAAGTTAAACAACTTACAAACACAAACAGGAAGACAAGATAACTTGTGGAAACCTGAACCAGGTAAAAACCAAGTAAGAATTGTACCTTACCAACACAACAAGGAGAATCCTTTTATCGAAATGTATTTTCATTACGACTTAGGTAAAAAGAATTACTTATCACCAATCACGTATGGCGAGCCAGATCCGGTAGAGGAATTTGCAGGAAAACTAAGAGCTACTGGGAAATCAGATGACTTTAAATTGGCAAGAAAGCTTTCACCAAAAATGAGATGTTATGTACCAGTTATCGTAAGAGGACAGGAATCAGAAGGCGTTAAGTACTGGGGATTCGGTAAGCAAGTATATACAGAACTATTAGGATTTATTTCAGATCCAGACTATGGTGATATTACAGATGTAAAATCAGGTAGAGATATTTCTGTAGAATTTACTCCTGCTGAAGGAGTTGGCAACTACCCTAAAACAGCAATCCGTGTTAAACCAAACATGACAGCTGCAACAGAAGATGCAAACATTGCTGACAAGATTGTTAGCGGACAGAAAGAAATCTTCGAAATCTTTAGAAAGAATTCGTATGATGATTTGAAAGCTGTACTTGAAGAATGGCTTAATCCTGACGGAGGTGAGCAGGCTGCACCGGTACAATCAACGGCAACATCAACAGGTGTATCATCAACGAAAGATGTTGAAACTGCATTCGATGATTTATTTAACGAATAAGAGGAAATAATATGGCAAAGGATAAGAAAAATAGAGATGAGTTGGCCAGCGTATTAGCTGACTCATTAAACAAACAGTTCAAAGGAATGAAAGTTGCATACTTTCTTGATGGTGAGGAAGACACTCCCACCGACTTGACTGAATGGATAAGTACAGGTTCATCTCTACTTGACCTAGCTATTTCTAATAGGCCCAATGGTGGTTTACCTGTAGGTAGAATTACCGAAATTACTGGAATGGAAGCCTCTGGTAAATCACTAATTGCCGCCCACTGCCTTGCAAACACCCAGAAAATGGGAGGTCTTGCTGTATACATAGATACTGAAAATGCTATGAACGAAGACTTTTTATCTGCTATAGGAATGGACGTAGGCAAAATGCTTTATATACAACTCGAGGCTGTAGAAGATATCTTTGAAGTTATTGAAAATATAATTTTAAAGGTTAAAGAATCAGACAAAAACCGATTGGTATCAATTGCAGTAGATTCAGTAGCTGCAGCAACTACAAAGATTGAACAAGCTCAGGATTATGACAAAGAAGGTTGGGCTACATCAAAAGCAATTGTATTGTCAAAAGGAATGAGAAAGATCACACAGTTAATTGGTAGAGAAAGAGTATGTTTGATCTTTACAAACCAGCTAAGGGAAAAGCTAGGTGTTATGTTTGGTGACAAATATACTACTTCAGGTGGTAAAGCAATACAATTCCACGCTAGTTGCAGATTAAGACTTAAGGCTGCAGGCCAGATTAAAGCAAAGGTTCAGGGTAAAGAACAAGTTATAGGTATTAAAACTAAAGCTAAGGTTGTAAAGAACCGTATGGGACCACCGTTAAGAGAAGCGGAGTTCAACATTTATTTCGAATCTGGAATAGATGACTTTGGTGGATGGCTTCAGGTATTAAAAGACTATAGTCTCATAAAACAAGGGGGATCGTGGTATACTTATACTGATGAGGTATCTGGTAAAGAGATAAAGTTTCTGTCAAAAGACTTTGAAAGACTGGTTCTTTCAGACCCCGAAAGGAAAGACAGAATCTATAAGAAGATTTGTGAAACATTGATAATGGCATATCAAACAGAAAATTTAGGTATCGATGATATCGAAATAGGAAACGGCGATGTGCCAATAGGATAATAATGCTATGCGTGGCGGAATGATGGTTGACGTGAATATAAAACATGAAGTACCATCTTGGAGATACGCAACCTTAACGATTACTTGTAATCAACTAGGTTAAACCGAGGCGATAATATCGTCCTCAAGTTCCTAAAGAGCGCAGGAACTATATGGCTTTTTTAAGTTTTTAGCCAACACAATTAGTGCTTGAAAAACTGTGGGTTCGAATCCCACCGCATAGTTATTATTATATTAAAAATAAAAAAAAGAAAAAGTTATGGATATGTATTATTTAGCAAGAGTAAAAGTTGCCACGGACACAGGAAACAAAGTAACGTGGAAAAAAGAAGCTTACTTAGTTTCAGCTGTATCAGTTACAGATGCAGAAGCAATTGTAAATAAGGATTTTGCAAACGACTCAGTTGAATTCGAGGTTGTCGAAGTTAAAAAGTCTGATGTAATTAAGGTGTTGTAATATACACCTTGTTTTGCTAAAAAGGTCACCTTCACGCGGTGCAGAATGTTAAGAGTTAAAAATCCTCACTATGATTAAGATTTATTTAACCAACCAAGAACCTTTTATTTTAACCAAATTAAATTAAGATATATTATGAAAAGATTAACAGTACATGTTACAGGCCAGCCTAGAGTAGATACTCAGGCACCAGCAGTAAGCAACAAGAAGGCTCCGTCAAAGTCATCTGCAGAATCAGCTCTTGAACAAGGCGAGATGGACAGAGAGAAAGCGTTGAGCGGTAGAGACAAAACTCCTGGTAAAAAAGGTAGATACAAAGTATATACTACGTTGTCTGTAAAAGACTTAAAGACAGCTGGGGAAGTAGAAATTGCGCTAGCAGAAATCCGTAAGGGGTACAGCATAGCAATTTGCAAAGATTCTAATAGAAGCTATTGGAAGCCGGGTGACGAAATGTACCACATATCAAATCAGAAATAATCCGTACGAATTTATAAAAATAAAAAATTAAATAGATCCGGTATATGTTTTATATATCGGATTTTTTTGTTATATTAGATATATGAAACAAAGTTATATAGAAATCCTGAAAAATCTCAACGAAGAAGATTCAGCAAGCCAATCACCAAATGACAGAATTCTTTTGATTGATGGATTAAATACATTTATTAGGGCTTTTGCCGTAAACCCTAGTATGAATGAAGACGGCATACATATTGGAGGGATGACGGGTTTTCTGCAGTCTATTGGTTATGCAATCAAGAACATCAAACCAACTCGAGTAATCATTTGTTTTGATGGCAAAGGTGGTTCTAGTAAAAGGCGAAAACTCTTTCCCGAGTATAAAGCAAACAGAAAAGTTAGAAAGCGGTTAACTCGTCTCAACTCCTTTAATAACCAGGAAGATGAAAGTGTGTCCATGAAAAATCAGATTAGCAGATTGGCACAATATCTTGACCACTTACCACTTACAGTGATAGCACCAGAAAATATCGAAGCAGATGATTCTATGGCATACTTATCTCAACAGGTATACCCTGAAAGTCAATTTTATATTATGTCAACTGATAAAGACTTTCTACAGCTTGTAGATGATAGAGTACAGATATGGTCTCCCACCAAAAAGAAATACTATTTTAAAGAAACAGTACACGAGGACTTTGAAATACCAGCACACAACTTTTTATTATATAGAACTATGAAAGGCGATCCATCTGACAATATACCAGGCATCAAAGGTGTTGGTGTTAAAACCCTACAGAAAAAACTGCCTATCCTATTTGAAGATAAGAAAATTACATTAGATGAAATGATAGAACATGTAAACAAGATGGATGACGGATCAAAAGTTATCAAAGATATAAAAGACAGTGAGGATATTATAAGGCTTAACTATGAGTTAATGCAATTAAGCGAAGTAGATATACCTGGTAGTACAAAGGCTCACATAATAGACGCTGTGAAAAAACCTATCAACAGATTGGTAAAAACTAAATTTCAAAAACTTATGCTAGAAGATAAAACACATACAGCAATCAGAAATCCAGACTTTTGGATGAAAGCTTGCTTTGCTAACCTAGAAGTAATGGCATCTAAATCTCATGAGTGATAAATTAAACGAATTTGGTTATACGTTCCAAATAAAAATAATCACTTGTCTGCTTAAAAACAAAGACTTCCTGCAGCAAATAGACGACATACTAGAGGATTCATATTTTGAAAATGAATCTAATCAATTCATAGTTGCAACCATCAAAGAGTACTTTAGAGAATATAAATCTCAACCAACAGCAGAGGTATTGAAAGTAAAAATATCAAAGCTTTCAGATGAAGTGTTAAAGAAAAGCATAGTTGAAAATCTAAAAGAAGCGTTTCGATATATTGATTCTCAAGATTTAGAGTTTGTAATGGGAGAGACTTTAGACTTTTGTAAAAATAAAGTACTAAAGCAAGCGATAATTGATTCTGTCGAATTACTTCAGTCAGGTAAATATGACGCAATAAAAGCTAAAGTAGATGCAGCAATGACTGCAGGAACAGAAAGAAATGTAGGACATGAATACGTAGAGTCTGTAGATGATAGATATAATGAAGCAGCAAGACACGTATTGCCAACAGGCTGGGACGTAGTAGATAATCTCATGGATGGCGGTTTAGGAAAAGGCGAACTAGGAGTTGTAGTTGCCCCTGCGGGAATTGGTAAATCTTTCTTGCTAGTGAACTTGGGAGCAAACGTGATAAAGCAAGGAAAAAATGTCTTGCACTATACACTAGAATTAAACGAAGCTTATGTTGGACTTAGATATGATTCAGTAATCACAGGTATCGCAAATCAAGAATTGAAATATAACATAGAAGCTATAAAAGAAACAGTTGAAAAGATACCAGGTAATCTTATTATAAAATATTATCCAACAAAGACTGCAGCAATATCAACGATAGCGTCTCACGTAGAAAGATATAGGATGCTAGGTAGAGAACCTGATATGATAATTTTGGATTATGCAGATCTACTAAAAGGAAACAGTTCAATGGCAGGCAGAGATCTTAGACACGAACTAGGTAACATATACGAAGAGCTAAGAGGTTTAGCAGGTACATTAGATATACCTATCTGGACAGCATCACAAGCTAACAGATCTGCATTGCAAGAAGACGTTATCCAGGCAGATAAAATTGCAGAGTCGTATTCAAAGATCATGACTGCAGATTTTGTAATGTCTTTAAGTAGAAAGATTGAAGATAAAGTAGGTGGTACAGGAAGAATTCACGTTATAAAAAATAGATTTGGGCCTGATGGAATAACATTCCCTAGTCAGATAGATACAAATAACGGTAGTTTTAATATATACGATGAAAGTTCGGTAGTAGGGAAAGAACTTACAGTGCAGATGGGTAACCATCAAGAGCACTTAAGAAAAGAAATGGCAAAGAGGTTCGAAGAACTAGATGACTAGTATATTTATACTAGAATGCCAACTCAAGGTTGGCGTATTTAGTCAGAGCAGATAAGAAATCAATAAAGGGGACAGAATGGAAGTATCAAATCAAATATTATCAGAAATTACAGTACATATGAAGTATGCAAAATATGTACCAGAGTTGAACAGAAGAGAAACTTGGGAAGAGTTAGTTACAAGAAACAAGCAGATGCACAAGAAGAAATTCCCTATGTTGAAAGACGAAATAGACGAAAAATATAAGTTAGTATATGACAAAAAAATACTCCCTTCGATGCGTAGCTTGCAGTTCGGCGGAAAGCCAATTGAAATATCTCCTAACAGAATTTATAACTGTGCGTATCTACCTATAGACTCAGTAGACGCATTTAGCGAAACTATGTTTTTATTGCTAGGTGGAACGGGAGTTGGGTATTCTGTACAAAGACATCATGTTACCAAGCTGCCTGTCATTCAAAAACCTTACCCTAAAAGAAAGCGAAGATTTTTAATTGGCGATTCAATTGAAGGCTGGGCTGATGCGATTAAAGTTCTTATGAAATCTTATATGAATGGTACTAACAGTAGAATAGAATTCGATTATTCTGACGTAAGACCTAAAGGTGCGACATTAGTTACATCAGGCGGTAAAGCTCCAGGCCCACAGCCACTTAAAGAATGTATATTGAAACTTACAGGCATACTGGAATCTAAAGAAACCGGAGACAAACTCACAACTCTTGAAGCTCATGATATTATTTGTCATATTGCAGACGCAGTCTTAGCAGGTGGTATTAGAAGAGCTGCACTAATTGCTTTGTTTAATGCAGATGATGAACAGATGATTAGCTGCAAGTCAGGTGACTGGTGGGAAAAGAATCCACAGCGTGGACGAGCAAACAACTCCGCTTGTTTAATGAGACACAAAATCACTGAAGAATTCTTTATGGATCTTTGGAAGAGAGTTGAGCTATCAAACGCAGGAGAGCCTGGAATATATTTAAACAATGATAAAGATTGGGGAACTAACCCATGCTGTGAGATCGCTTTAAGACCAAATCAGTTTTGTAATTTGTGTGAAGTGAATGTATCTAATATAGAATCTCAAGAAGATTTAAATGAAAGAGTAAAAGCTGCAGCATTTGTCGGAACGCTTCAAGCGGGTTATACTAACTTTCATTATTTAAGAGATATATGGAGAGATACTACTGAAAAAGATGCTTTGATTGGAGTATCGATGACAGGGATAGGTTCGGGCGTAGTGCTAGGCTATGACATGAAATCAGCTGCAAGTATTGTTAAGAGGGAAAACACAAGAGTGGCTAAGATAATAGGAATAAATAAATCAGCTAGAACAACTACTGTAAAACCTGCAGGTACAACATCACTAGTGCTAGGTACAAGTTCTGGCATACACGCATGGCACAACGATTATTATATACGAAGAATTAGAGTTGGAAAGAACGAGTCAATATATAACTATCTAGCAAACAACCATCCAGAGTTAGTTGAAGATGAATATTTCAGACCACATGATACAGCTGTTATATCAGTACCACAAAAATCCCCTGAAGGATCTATACTGAGAACAGAATCTCCATTCCAGATTTTAGAAAGAGTAAAGAAAGTTGCAGCAGAGTGGGTTACACCAGGCCACAGAAATGGATCAAATACTCATAACGTTTCTGCAACTATATCACTTAAAGAAGACCAGTGGTCTCTTGCTGGAAAGTGGATGTGGGAAAACAGAAACAGCTATAATGGACTTTCTGTATTACCATACAACGGAGGGACATATACACAGGCTCCATTTGAAGATATCACAGAAGAAAGATACGAAGAACTAATGAAAACTTTGACCAGCGTAGATTTATCTAAGATAGTTGAGCTAGAAGATGATACTAACCTTTCAGGTGAACTTGCCTGTGCAGGAGGTAGCTGTGAGATTAGTTAGCATCAGCTGAACAAAACAAGAAATAAATTTTCATATGTCAGAAAAAATTGTTATATTAGATATAAATAAAAGGTTACAACATGAAACAGAACTACATATTAGGCGCAGGACCTGCAGGACTTATTGCAGCATATTATAATAAAGACTACAAAGTAATAGATGAAAACCCTTTAGGTCAATTGAATATGCCATTTATACCAGGCCCTAGATTACTGCAGGCTACATCTCAAATGAAATGGTTTGCAAAAGAAATATTCCCAGATTTAGAAATAAAGATAGAACATGCAGTAATAGGATATCATGATAAAGATGGTGTCTATGACACTCCTGATGATGAATTCAGGAAAAAGTATAGTCTCAGAACAAGAGGCAAGTCCAGCGAAGGAAGCCATCTTTCAGAAGGCAAGACGGAGATTACTCACGTTGAATTCGGAGATTATGGAGAAGATAGTTACAAGGAGTTGTTTAAAAAACTTCTTGAAATAATAGAAGGTAGAGACCAGCTTATAAGAACCTCTGTAAAATCTATAGATACAGAGATTATGAGAATCGAGTTTACTGACGGTAAATCATCTGCTTATGGTAATATAGTTAACACACTAAATCTTAATATATTAAAAGAAGTATGTCCTCAAGTTGAAAGCGAGTGCGAGAAATGGAAGTTTGATCTGTCAACATCTAGAAAAAGCTTTTACAAATGCGAATATGGTTTTTCAGTTGACGATGCTATGAAAAATGGCCACCCTTCTACTTTTTATGATTACATATATTCTATAGAAGCAGACTGGACAAGGTGTACATACTTTAGAGATTATATGGTATATGAATCAACAGCTCCAATCGAAGGAGACTCTATACAGGGAAACAAAATAGATATGAAGTTCGAAGATATACCTATTCAGATAACAAACAGCGAAGATATTGAATCTATAAGCGGCATAACAATGCTAGGTAGATTTGCAGAGTGGAGCCACAAGGTTAAAGCTAATGAAGTTTTAGACAAAGTAAAAGAATGGAAAGATAATGGATAAGCTAACAGAAATATTTAAGATACAGGAGGCATTCACGGAAAAGTTTTTTAAAAAACAGGGTCTAACCGTAAGTGAAGTCCGTAATGATAAGGAGCTCAAGATAAAGTGGAACAAGGAGTACGTTCTAGCGCTGTCTAAAGAGGTGTATGAAGTACTGGATGAGATAGACTGGAAAATGCACACCTCCAAAAACACAGAGGATATAAATGACAATGTATTAGAAGAATGCGTTGACGTATTAAAATACTTATTTGGAATCATACAGCTTAACGGCTTTGGCGTAGATGAGTTATACGAAAAGTTTATAGATAAATCAAATGTAGTTGAAGCAAAGTTTAACCAGGAAGAGGTTATGGAGAAAATAAAGGCATCTGAAAAACAGATAGCATTTATAGATATAGACGGTGTGCTTGCGGAATGGCCAGGTGGTTTTTTAAAGTGGGCAGGCTATAGATCTCTCAGCGAATTCAAACAGAAGGTAGGAAAAAAAGAGCAGTACAAGATAAAATCTGAATACAGAACTTGTGGAATAAAATCACAGCTTGATGTACTAATTGGTGTAAAAGAATTTATGAGCAGAACATGTGAAAAATATAATGTTGTTTTACTTACAGCAAGACCTTATAAAAAATACTTTAGAATATATTCAGACACTCTTAAGTGGCTTAAAGACAACGGGATATGTTATGATGCAATAGTATTTGACGAAGAAAAAGAAAAATATATTATAAATAACTTTGATCCTAATCAGGTAGCATTTTGTGTAGACGATGATATAACGAATGCAAACAAGTTACATGATAGTGGGTTCAAGGTATATCTAAGAAAGAACTTAGATTTGTATGATCAAAAAACGCTTGATAGAAAGCTTAACGAAGGAATAGAAACAATTAACGGAAACATAATAGAGGTAATATACAAACATGAAAATAAAGATTAAAAAACTACATCCCGACGCAGTAATACCAACGTATGCTAAGCAGGGAGACGCAGGTATGGATTTAACATCTGTATCAGTAAGCACAAAATACAACAAAGACGAAGAAGGATTTTCTACAAAGTCTGAGAAATATATAGAATACGATACTGGTTTATCTATGGAGATACCAGAAGGTTTCGTAGGTTATTTATTCCCTAGAAGCTCAGTTTCTAAAACAGATTTACTACTTGCAAACAGCGTAGGTGTTGTAGACTCTGGTTATAGAGGCCCAATTAAATTAAGATTTAGAAAGTCTGTATGCACAGCTTACCCTGGAATATATAGTCGAGGAGAAAGAGTCGGTCAGATTATTATTATGCCTGTGCCCAGCTTTGAATTTGAAGAAGTTGACGAGTTAAGCGACACAGACAGAGGAGATGGTGGATTTGGTAGTACAGGAAATTAAACTTACATTATGTTTCTATGAAAACCCAGCAGCAAAGCAGGAGATAAAGTTTTGGGAATCTCTCGTCGAAGACACAATACAGACAAAGTCTTTTATTGGAGATCATTGGGGTTATTCTTTAGTTAAAGAAACGGGCAACGAATTCGTTTGCTGTATACCTCTACAAGATCTATGCAGATCGTTTGATGTTATGGCAACAGCAGAAGATATGTTTGATTTACATAGAAAGACAGACTTCGATATGCTTTTATATAATAAAGTACTAGTATTCGGTAAAGTAGAAGTAAAGCAGTTACAATTTATAACAACACAGATGCAGATATGGCAAGAATAATACACATTGATGGCCCTGATAAAACAGGGAAGGACTCTATACGTAGAGAAGTAGTACGCAACTCAGAAGGGACGGCTATGGTCTATGTAAGATCATTTTTATCTCAAATAGTATATTCAAGATTATATAGTAGAGATATAGATGAGTCCTGGTTTCTTGCAAAGTGGAAGCTGGCATATAATTTAGGTGAAGAATTTTACTTTACAGACTGTTCATACGAAATGGTAAAAGAAAGATTTATCTTGCACAATGAAATGGATTTAGATATCAAAGATTGGAAAAATCACAGATCTGTTTTCCATGATGTATTAAAGAAAGCAGAAGAAATAGGAATTGGAGTAAGACTTATCGATACGACACACGATACGATAGCTGAATCCGCGTTAAGAATATAAAGAACATCATGAGAAAATTATTTATTACAGGTGAAAGTGGTATGTTAGCCACATCAATTATAAAAGCATTAGACGAAAGTACTCAAGAAAGATTTGAGATTATGGACAACTCTGATCTGGCAAAGTACACAAACGACTTTAGCTATCTGAATGGTGTATTAGTAAAACCAAAAGAAGTAGACGTAACAGATACAAAAGTTTTGGATAAAGTTATGGAAAGACTTACAAAAGATGACATCATAATACATACAGCAGCGTACGTCAACACAGACAAATGTGATGACTTTTCATACGAAGCAGTGAACTCAAATATTATAAGTACTCAAAATCTTATCAACATAGCAAATTCTGTAGGCTGCAAGATAATTTACTTTTCAACAACTGCAGTATTTGATCCTGATGAGTATATGAAAAACAACGGAGAGTTTGATGAGTCAGCAGCCATAGATCCTAAAACACTATATGGTCTATCCAAATACTCAGGAGAACTCGCAGTAAAGCAGACTATGGATTCTGAAAATATGATGGTTATTAAGCCTGTATTTATTTACGGAGACGCACCATTCGATAACTCATCTATGATAAGAAAGATAACAGAAAAGGTGTATTGTAGTATGAACAGCATACCTTATACATTATCCCCACTTAACGAAAATGGCAAACTTGATGTATTACTTGATCCTGCAATTGAAAAAGATTATATGAGATACGAATACTTTGCAGATATGTTTTTACAGCTTTTGCTTATGGATAATGGCTGGGGTAAAGATTTTATTATAAGTAAAGATAGACCAATGGCGTTCAAAAACTATTTATATCTCATAGAGGAAGTAACGGGCTGCAAGGATTTAACAGAGCATATAAATATAAAAGCTGATGGTGACTATCTAGCCCGTCACAATGGAAAATCTAAAAACTTTTACGAACTGTACCGACATTATAATTTATCAGCTGACGCTATGAATTCAAGAGAAGGTATAACAAAAACATATTTATCAATAGCAAAGCACTATGAAAAAACTAATAAAGAAAATACAAAGCCTGTTAAACAAACAAGAATGTTCCACATATAAAGAAATTTATAATTTCAATTATGAAATTGAAGTAGATACAGACTTTGTGAGCAGAAAAATACCACCTGCTTTGATAGGTGACGAAGTTGAAAGAAACGAAATCATAGAAGAGATGCTTAGTATATGTGAATCTAAGATAATTACTTCCAGACAATGCGTACTCCACAAGTCATATCAAGATGACCCAACTCTAGCAGCATGTTTATCAACAATACAGACAATATGTAGAGATGGCAAGATAGATATGCATGTTTTTGTAAGAAGTCAAAACTTTGATAAGAACTTCTGTTATGACAACCAGACATACATGATGGTTATGTGTGCACTCCTAACTTGCTGGCCAGAATATAAGTTTGGAAAGATATACGTCCACATCACATCTCTACATAGGTTTCAGAAGGAATTTGAAACAACGGTAATGAGAGGTACGACACCAATTACATTCTGTTAATAACTTTTTGTAATTACTCTGCTAAATCCTTTCATATCTCACAAAAAATAGTTATATTATAATATAAAATAAAAAAGGTAAAATATGTGTCAAAAATGTGACTTAAAATTAAAGTATAAAACAGGAAATAAATTTACAAACTATGTTCCTTTGCACGGCCACTCAACTTATTCTCAAGGAGACGGCGTAACAAAGATTGAAGACATAATGACTCGTGCAAAAGAGGTTGGTGCACCAGGGATATCATTAACTGAACATGGTAATATGTCTTCTTTTTCTAAGTTTTATACACAAGCAAAAGAAAACAATCTCAATCCAATTATAGGGTGTGAGCTGTACACAAATGATTTATATCATAGTGATCATGCGAAGTTTCTAGATCTTAAAAAAGGCTCAACTGATGTAATAGGTGATGCTGGTGAACATCTAGATAAATCAGCAGCAGCAAACAATCATACATTAGTTTATTCTAAAAACTATGAAGGTGTCAAAAACATATTGAAAGTTTCAAACGCTAGCTTTGATACGTTTTACAGAAAGCCTTTGTCAAGTATGGAGAAGGTATATAATACTTTAGACGAAAACAATATAATTACAACAGGCTGTCTGCAGTCAAAGTGGAATCAATACATATTAGCTGGCAACGAAGTAGAAGCATTAAAGCTTATCAAGAAGTACAGAGATAAGTTCGGTGACGATTTTTATTTGGAAATCCAATTAAATAATCTGGATATGCAAATGCAATGTAACAATTTTTACCATAAAGTATACGAAAAGACAGGGATCAAGCCAGTGTTTTCTTTAGATTATCACTATGCAAATAAAGACGATTGGTACATACAATACTTATTATACGTAATACGTCAGCGTGAAACAGTAGAATCATATCCAGTAGAAGATTGGTTTTATAGTGTACACTCCCTATATATAAAAGAAATAGATGAGATTTATGCTGAAGCAGAAAAATGTGGAATGGATAAGAAGTTCCTTGAACTGGCAATAGACTCTACGTTTGAAATAAACGACAAAGTAAATATAGAACTACCTAAATATCCAGATAACTTTCCAAAGTATCACGAAGATAAGCAGCAGAGTGAAACTGAATTTATGGAAAAGCTTAAAGTCAAATGGGTTGAGAAAATAGGCAACGGTTTGCTACCTAAAGATAACAAGGAATATACAGACAGATTAAAATATGAATTGGATATTATAAAATCAAAAGGATTTATTGACTACTTCCTTATTTTAGATGATCTGCTAAACAACTTTGTATATAAAGTAGGTGGAGCAACAGGTGCAGGTAGAGGTTCTGCCGGTGGTTCTCTTGTTTTATTTGTG